CTGTCCACCGTGAAAAATATATGTAAATGTTTGTTAGTTATCGGCACTTCGCCGCGCACCTTTACCTTTAAAATGCCAAACTGATACGACGGGTCTTCAAATAGGGTAACGGGAACTTTTGGATCCGTATTGGGGTCGCTAAACTCAATACTTACGTCTTCAATTATGGGTTTAAATTCGGCCATTCAGATATATTTTAAATATCATAAATACTTTTTAAATTGTTTATGATATATAATTGTTCGGTTAATAATAAGAAAAAGCTGTCTAGTCTAGCGAATATGGTTCCACTACTGCTTCTATAAGGGCCCAAGTACTAAGTGAAAGTGTTTTCATTTTAAATAACGCCGGGAATACATTACCATTATTTGTCGTAACTGTACCTATACCACTCCATCCAATAAATTTGGCGCCTAGTTTAGGAAATAACGGCGCTTGAGATGTGAAACCAAAAGAAACAACGTCGTTTGGTTCATCTGAATTATTTACCGAACAATTCGTGGTAATTGAAATCCATCCACCGGATGGATTATTAGATAAACAAGATGGTATACTAATCTGCCCCCCACAACCCCCAACAACCGTCGTTTGGGGATCAGAATATAGATTCATTTGTGAAGTGATTGTGACACCATTTTGATCAAATGTAGGCCACCGCATAGGAAAATAATAGACAAAATTTGGTGGGGCTGGTTGCGAAGGCATCTATAACATATTTATATATAATTATTTTTAAAAATAAAATAATTATACATATGTAATCCAATAAACAGTAGTTTAATTAGTAGGCTAAATAAGAACTGTGGCTTTTATAAGGGAATAAGTTGACCAAGACAACACTTCCATATTAAATATAGCGGAATGCGAATTACCGGTATTATTTTGAGCTGTTCCAATAAACGACCATTTTGGGTTTGAAATATTATCGGGTGGACCATAAAATGGTGCTTGACCATTGGCATTCATAGTTATTGTTCCAAAACCGTCAACATCAAAAGTAATATAATTATCTAGTTTTACAGTTGAAAACGTCCGATCGTTTGTGAGGATAATGGGCTTAATCGATGTAGAAATTTTACCACCAACAACAGTACAATCGGCATCTGCGAATGTGCTCGCTTGCCAATAACTAGTAACGTAATTTTCGGCAATGTTATTAGGCCATGGTAATAAAAAATAATAAGTGAATTCCGAAGGCAGTGGGTCGGGGCTGGCCATTGTATAGTATATCTATATATATTTATTTTAACAAAAAAAATAATTATCAAACATTTATAATATATATTTTTTAGTTTTGCTATGTCCGTATTTATATTTTTTTTGCGATTTAGTTGCCAATTTGAACGCACGTTTACTATGGTCGCATCCCGTTGTTAGTATATTGTAGTCAACTGCTGCCGCTTTGCCACCGGTGACCGAGCTGGCTAGTCGCGCTAAACCCCACGATTGGGCAGTTTGATTAGGTCGTGATCCCGATGAATAATATGCTCCTTCACCTTTTCTAACTATCTGCTTAAGCGCTGCTATAGAACAACCCGTTACTTTTGCTAAAGTTGCGTTGGGCGTTATATTTTCTATTTTGTAGATTTGTTGTGCCTTTAATATGTGTTTGGATTTTTTGTGTGGATATGATTTCAACGGCTCTCTGTTGTAATATTGATGATTTTTATACATCCGTCTAGACCTCATCAACATTTTTTTTTGTTTTATTCGGTCCCGCTTGGATAAAGTAATAGGCAAATAACGCATAGGTACTTTAATTCTTTTTTGCGTTTTTTGCTGTCTTTTTTTATTCATTTATTATAAAATAATAAATTAATATATTGCCAATTAGTATTTAAAAAGACGTATCATAATATAACTAATATGGAGTCTCAATCAACTACTGAATTGCCAACCAATGCCGGTGAGAAAAAGCAAATGCGTTTAGTCGACATCCCCTTGGAAACACAAAATGATGCGCTTCAGCTTATTGTTACCTTTTTAAATTTGGCGCAAAAGCGTGGATCATTTACACTTGATGAGTCGGCTAAATTATGGGAATGTATTAAGATGTTCCAATAAAAATATTGTTATTTTATTTATAAAGAATAAATAAAATAACATGAATTTTGGTGTTGTATTGGCTCTGTTGTTTATAAATTTGTTGAATAGTGGAGTGGTCGAGGGACAAGAAACCGTCCAACGCTTTTCAACAGCGTCAAATCCGACTTACAATATGCTTAACGCAATGAAATACGTGTGTCGTAATATACCAATATCGAATCATCACGTAAAAATGTGTCAACAAGTGCTACATTTGGCTGGCGGTCCATTTTACAAAGAGGGTGGATTAACTATGCGATGTATGTGTATAAAATCGGGATTAGCTAAATCACGCTCCTAGATTAATAAATCTAATACAATTAGTTATTTAATTTAACAAATGTAAAACTAAATAATTATTTTTTGGCGTCGCTCCGAATAGGGGTCGAACCTATGACCTTGACGTTAACAGCGTCACGCTCTACCTACTGAGCTATCGAAGCATTGGATTTTTTCGCGATGCTTAATGCTGGAACCTTTTGGTTTTTTTCTATATTGAAAGTTTTAGGGATTGCTGTAGGGTTCCATATTATATTCGCGGGTTCTCTTTAAGTTGTTTTAGGGCGAATATATATTATTTTTTGTTAGTTTAAAGAAAAAATTGAATTTTTTTTTGTTAAATAAAATAGAGACATATATATACAACCCTTTAGCAACTTAAATCGCAAACTAACACATACTTTAACACATTAAAACAATGAATAATAATACTACTATCATTAAACAGTTCTGCCCCTATTGTTTCGCAAGAAAAATGTATTGTAAAGACCATAATATAGACGAATGTCGCGAATTAGCAGCTCATCAATGCGGCAAATGCGGTGGCAAAGGCCACACAAGAGGTAGGTGCTCGGATACGAATACGATTACACTCGGCGAATTTATTGAAAATTATAATGCCAAACCGCAGCCCGGTAATACATGGGCCGCAATGGTAGATAAACAAATTGCCGACAATATGCGTGAAAAAGTAGAAGCCGCAAATATTGCCGCTAAAATGAAAGAGGATAAAGAAAATGCTGACCGAATCGCAGCGAGACGTGCTGCGGAAGCAGAAAGACAAGAAAAGGCGCATGATACTGCTATAAGATGGCGCAACCATATGGCATATCAGTACGGTCATCGCTGGTTTGACTTTGTGAATGAGGCGCGGATGCCTTGGGGCGCTGCTCGCAAAGAATGTTTGTCATTACTGTGGAAAGAGAAACAAGAATTTGAAGAAGAGGCCGAACGCACAGCATATGAATACGAGGATATGTTGGATAAACACGTACGAGATTGCCAAGAGCGTACAGCACAAAGAGCGGCGGAGTATGAGCATAATGAGGCGACTATGTCGCCAATAGAATTCGCTAGATGGGCGAGAAATAGGGAAAGAGAGGATGACGAAATACGCTATGAAATGGAGGACTATCTTGAGTCATTGGAAACAGACGCTGGCACTAAATATCAAAATTTTACAGCCGATTGCCCCAAATACTATCTCCACTACAGACAAACGGGGATAATGTTGGACCCACGCGATAAGGAATTGGAGCGTAAAGCTGCAGCTAAAAAAAAATAACGTATTTGTTTTGTATTTTGTAATATAAGTATTTGATCTTTTTTATTATGTGCTTTAAAAATATACAACGTGCTAAAAATATACAACCTTGTTGAAGGCTGTATATTTTTTCAAGGGGTTTCAACAATCGGTGCCTTTGGCTCCTTAGACCCCATCCTTTTACCTTTTTATACAGTCTTTCGTCTGTATTTTAACTTAACGATTTTTTGATTGTTTTTGCTGTATGAATTATAAAGGTTTATATGTAAATTGCTCTGCAGCGCAAAATACATATGTGCTAAATTCAAGGGGAACTACGTTCCCCTTTAACCCCTCCTTTAAAAAAGTGACTAAATTCAAGGGGGAAGGGAACCGATGGTTTCAACGACAGTACCTTTGGCCCCTTTGACCCCTCCTTTTACGGGATGGTATTGGGTTGGATTGGATTTAATTGCTAATTCCTATTGGATTTTATAATTTTGGAAAATTGCTGTTAGGAATTTTATACTTTCCATTATGGAAAGCCGCCTTCGCTTACTAGTTTCTTTTTTAAACGATTAAGATTAGAAGTCTTTTGTTTTATATTGCTGTTAGAAACAAACTTAAGGGCATTTACTTATTTTATTGTTTGCACGAAGAGGGGTTTGAACCCTCGCATCTCTACGATATTGGGTCTTAAATCCAACGCCTTAGACCACTCGGCCATTCGTGCAAGGGGAACTACGTTTCAACGACAGTGCCTTTGGCCCCTTTAACCCCTCCTTTTACTGGATGGTTTTGGTTTGGTTTAAATTTAGTTCCTAAGAGATAACTACGTCTTTCAACTACAGTTATCCTTGGAAAAGAGGTAACCAATTTTGATTGAATTGGTCGGTTTTGGGTTAATTGCTAATTCCTATTGGGTTTTATAATTTTGGAGTAAATCGCTGTTAGGAATTTTTAAATGCTATTTCCTATTTTAAAAATGAACGTGAGTTCATTCTACTATTAGCAAATGGTTGTAAATTGCTGTTAGGAAAAAATTGATTTATAATTTAGCCGATTTATAAAATAATAGATTTAAAGAAATGACTGAACTAACCAAACGCATAAATCAATTACCCCAAGTGCTACAAGATTATATCGGCGAGTTTAATGTACTTCATCGCAAACTCTTGTCAGCAGCGCTAAACGATATTAATAATCTAACTTTTAACTGCTGTTATTGCGACAATACCACTCGCAAAACAGAAGAAATAAATCAATATGTTTTAAATTTTACATTCGCTTGTTGCTCTGAATACTGTGCTTTCAATCACGGCCACGAATTCAGAAGAAATTATTACAAATATAATAGACGTATATAGTTGCTCTAAAGCGGGCTCGAACCGCTGACCTTTGGCTCATAAGACCAATGCGCTAACCAACTGCGCCATAAGAGCTGTGAAATACTGTTTTCATGGTTTGGGTTGCCCGTGAAGGCATATAGCGAACAAGTCACTATAAAAATAGTCGTTTTAAATTGCTGTATGAAAACAAGGTATAAATTTTTATATTATTTTGAGGTGGCTTGTTGCTTCTCGCTATCGCTTGTTGCCCTTCCTAATCTAATTAGGCGGGTTCTCTTTAAGCTGTTTTAAATATATATTATTCTATATTGGTACATTCATTTTGTATTTTATTTATTTCTAATCTATTATATACTATATACGCAGTAGAAATTGAAAATAATAATAAATCAGCCGACCCTCTAATTAATAATGGCATATCGGATATCATTTTACTGTATGTAATCCATAATGAAGATGATACAATATTCATAATAGAGAATAATAAAGAATAAATATTTGTTGATTTTTTTGTATATAGTAAGTACATAAAAATGAATCTTCCCGACACCGAAATAACAGTAGCCGAATATGCTATTACTAATTCGTTGTCCATATAAATATAAATATTTTTTATTTAGATCATTTAACTGCCCAAACATGTAAAAATAGAAATCAATCAAAAGCGAAAAAGTTTGAAAAATTAATAATATATAATAAATAATATATGAATTACACGCCTCTAGATGACGCATATAAAATTCACCATGTCACCACTAACACCTACAAACAAAATGTTCTATACAATCCTACGTGTATTTTTTGCTCGCATTCGGATACTGTGGCGCTTATGAAAGATGATGGCGGATCATTTAGACAATGTAAAAAATGTAGGAAACAATTTAGAGCCGCAGTTGTGACCGATGCTATCAAAAATTACAGTTACTCTACTCATCATTTAAGGGGTACCAACTAACAAATTGTATAATATCTGTATAATATATTATACAAATGAACTTAAAGAGAGGGATAGAATTATTCACATTCTTCATCATTTTTATTAAACTCGTTTTTATTTTAGCAGCTATTTGCTACTTTGCGTTGACACATTTCCACGTATTACAAATTAGTGATAAGACCCGAATGGAATTTGAAACCAAATTTGCGTATTGGAAGGACCGTACTGAATTCATTTTTACTATCGGTATGTCAGTTTTACTCATTTACTATTTTAGACCAGCTTCTCGCCATCCCGTAAATAATGAAACCGCTTTATTGTTTTTCTTGTTTGGCATTATTCTCATTTTCACCGCCAAATGGGATCTATTTGTTACTGAAGCGCCTTGGTATAAAATAATTGTTAGTTCTTGGAATTAGATTTTGGGGGTTAAATTGTGTTGTTTAACTAACAAAATAAAAATTAAAAATAAAAAACAAATACAAATATATTTAATTTACAGTCATTTATTAATTTAACAATTTATACATTCTTCCACGGAAATCGGCTAATTCGCTTGGGATAGGGTTTTGTTGCTATAGAATTTTGATAGTCCTCGTAGTCCAAGCTGTTGCTGTTGCGCTTAATCCGCCCCAAGTCCTCGCGGATTTTTAGCAGTTTTTCCTCGCATTTTTGTCTCGCAATATTGAGCTTTATGTGGCCTTTACAATATGCGTGCTTTTTTAAAATCGGAAACTTGGCCTCATTACAGTTAGGCTTCTTACAAATTGTATTGAGGGCGTCGTTGCCTTGATGCTTATGTAAACAAGCGCAAGGGGAATAATATTTTATAGACAAGCAGCCGCATTTGTACTCTTTCGGCTCCTTTGGCGCCGGCACATAGCCGCTCAACATCTGCGTATGGCTTAAACGCAAACCCGATGGCAACAACGACTGAAAATCGTTGCTGTATTCGCAATAATGAAGAGCATTTTGATTTGGATTCATATCATCCACTATGTTTATAATTATATCGGAGTTATGCTCCTTCTCCTTGCGCTGAATACGCTGTATTTGAATGATCAGCGCATCGCGAATATCTAAATAATCCTCTAATACATCTAACAACAGCAAATAATGCTGATTGTCATTCAAGAATTTGTCATACTTACGTTCTAATTCGATTAGCTGCCGCTTGTTTGGCATCACCAATATGTCTTCA